TAAATTATTGTAAAAAGTAGGATTTTCATCAAAGAATGTCTCTAAGAAACCCTCACAGTCTGCTACTAATACATTAAATCTTAGATTATATTTTTCATTAATTTCATCAAGAGTAAAAGATGGAATATTAGTATTTGTATCTTCAACAAAGGTAGCCCCATATCCACCATAATAATAATCTGTATTAGTTAAATTAAGTTTCTTATTTGAGATAAATCCTTTGACAATGTGGAAATTACATTTATTAACTTGCATATTTCTTTCTAAAGCATCCCATACCCTATTATCAGGTTCTATCGCAACATGATTGGTTTTACATAATAACTTAGAATTAATAATACAAGATACTGACCCATATCTAGCCCCTAATTCTAATACAATATCTGTATTTGTAATATATTCTCTTGCCAAATTTTGCTCTTCTACTTCTAAATGTTCTATATCAACACGCTCTCCATTATGATCTATAATATCCATTCTTATTACTTCTTAGATTTATGCCCAGAGTAAAAAGACGAGAGAGGTCTATAGAAATATCTTAACCCACCGTATACCTCTTTTCGAGCATCCATCCATCTTAGAACAACTTCCATTAAGGCACAAAAAGAATGAGATCCTGATAACTTTCGAGGCCCTAAGGCGAGCAATTCTTCCGTTAATTCCATATGATTTCCCTCATGGAACTTAGCCAATATATCTCCCAATTGAACTAATTTCATTCTGTGGCTTTTCACGTTACTAACAATTGAACATGCAGCCCCGCCTCCTGGAGGCTTTCCTTCTGCGTTTTTGGCATCATTTGTTTTAAACATAATCGCATTTTCCCATGGCACCATAAAGCCGTATGGATTGGCAGAGACCTTTGAATTTGCTACTGCTCTGACAACAGGATCTGTCTTAGATTCATTGAAAATCTTTAAAACAGAGGGAGGACACACAGTGCCACCTGCGCATAAATAAACTGGGACTCTTGTATCTATATCTACATAACGAGATACTGTAGTAGATCCTTCAGTTCTATACTGTTCAGATCCACCCTCAGATGCACTTGGAACAGATTGCTCTAATAAGGCTACTTGTTCAGGCCCCTTCAAAAAGGAATCCCAAATAAATTCTTTTGCAACTCGTTTCAAATCTGTAAGACCTGCGGGTAGAGAAGAAATCACCTTGCCCCACCATTGAAGTTTTTTCAGACGAATTTCAATATTATCTTTTTTCTTTGTATCTCCTTCAACATAGGCATAGATAGCGTCTGTGAGAGTAGAAGGTATAGATTCATCTATAACATATCTATCCTTACACCAAATATCTAACCACACCATTGCCTCGAGCCAGAATTTTTTGGCAAGTTCCACTGAAGTGACAGGTGCTACCTCTATAACTGTCTTTTGACCTGGAACTGTGGCTTTCACTGATGGTATAGCAGTAAATTCTGGCATATATGAATCGTGTTTCATTGGATAACGACCATAACGAAATGAAATAGGAATTCCTTCATCTTGAATTTTATTTGGTTGAAATAAAAATAAATTATTGCGAAATACAATATGACCCTGGAGGTTTCCATTTTCAAATATAATAGATGGATTATTCACAACACGTAAAAGCAAGCTGGTCAAGGTAGCCTTGGGAATATCTGCGAAGCGCTTCTCTAAATTAGTCCAGTGGTGCCAGGGTTGGTCCTTGAAGGCTGCCTTTAGTTTCTGGATCATCATTTGTTCAGCGAAACGAGCAGCAAACATATCATAGGTTCCATTATCATCAGGCATCTCTTTCTTGTCTTCTAAATTCAAGACAGGATTACATTCATAAGAACAGCGGATCCAATCACATGTAGGTGTATAGTCTCTATCATTCAAGTTTACATCACGTGGTTTGCCTTGACTATCAAACATTTCTACATTACTTAGACCAGAAACTAAAATGGCATCACGATTTAAATTACAATCCGCAGCACCTCTTTTTAAGGCACGTGATACATTGCCCATACGAACCGCCTTATTCATGGCAGTTCTATAGGAATACTGATCAATAGTTTCCTTGTTCATCTCCTTAGGAAAGACATTTACATATAAATTAATAGTACAATTGCGCTTCTGTCTTGGTAGTGCGTTATGAGAGCAATAGCGAATTCCACGACCCACAATCTGTTCCTCCTTTGACAAGTGGAACCAACCTTCCAGAATATGAACTTCTCTGATGTAACGCAAGTCTAGACCTTCTCCAGCCACCTGAGATCCAACGATAACTTTGATCTTGTGACCATCCTTATTTGCGATATTGCGGGCAGTATTAATCACTGCAGTGTTATTGGGAGATAAAGGTAAGGATTGCTTTTCCATGGTACTTACGTCACTCGCAGTTAAGAGCGCATAAAAGGCAGGAGAAAACTTATGGTTCTCTCTTGATTCAGGTTGTCCTTGGCTAAAGACAGGGTGACCTTCTTCTTTCTTTTCGCATTTACAACACTGTCTTTTACCCTGTAAAGATCCCATTGAGAAAAGAGGAGCAGATCTGCCCCAAGGTGTATATCCATTGGCTTCCAATAAAAGACAAAAGATAACAGCACCATTTTCAACAAATCGACTGTAGACAAAAGAAATTCCAGTGGCATTTCGGATTGTTTTTAAGACTTGATTAAATTTGGGAGAAGCCCTTCCTAGAGAATCATCTGATGCAACCATCCAAGTATAATCTTCATCTGGCTCTGTTGGTACGTATTGGGGCAATGTTGACAATCGTGTTCCTTCAAAACTAGAGGCTACAGCCTTACCAGTAAACCATGTCTGAAATCCCTCTGAACCAACACGCCCATCTAGTCCATCTCCAGGGAAGATACAATTACCAGCTTGTAATAAAGTATCAATGGTGCGAATACCAACTCCCTTTGATGCCACAAGTTTCTCGGTCATCGCCTTCATTACCGCTAGAGGCCCTTCTTCTAACTTACATTCTACTAATGGTAGTCTCAAGACATCATTCTTTTGTGTCTCAGGAATTACCTTAGTTCCATTTGGTTCATACTGAACCCAATTTAAAATACGAATTGAATCAGCAGGGTCTAGACGAGCAGGAAATGCCTTAGGATTTTCTCCACGCATAAAACTAACGTGCCCATTCGCTACCTTTATTAAGCGGTCTTCAGAAGCCCTTGAAAGTTGTTCACCATTAGGTCCCTGTTCAAATACAATATCAGATTCTTTCAAGAGATCCTCAGACTTGTCGACCAAGAGGAGTAAATTTAGTAGAGAAACAATTTCCTTATAAGAATTATACATGGGAGTGGCAGACATAAGCATAAGTTTATTACCCTCGCATGTTTTCAATACTTCGCGTAACATTGGCACTAGTTTCTTGCCCCCTGAGGCATCTGATTTATCACCTACATCATCTGCCTGATCTCCATCATCTTCTGCGCTATCAGATACATCTCTCAAATTATGAGCCTCGTCTACAATGAAAAATGCACCAGATAAAGCACGTTGAAGAAGAATAATTTTCTGTTGCTGCTTTTTCTCGGGACTCAGAGTAGACGAAATTTGAGATAAAATACTTAGAACCATATTGCGAAACGCTACGTAGCCCATAATCGCATAACGTTTGTTAATCAATCGATTTACTCTTAGTTCTATTTCCCTCTTATCTCTTTCAAAAAGCATCTGCGCTAACTCCAAATATCTATTACCTGTACATCCCTCATGAGAATTTGGCTTGTCATCCTTTCCAAAAATTATTCTTGAAGGATCAAAAATTGTTCTATAGAAACCTGCTTGAATGGCAGGCGGTGCCAGAATATAGACCTTGTTTTTGGGACTTAATTGTAAAAACGATTCGGCTGCTAGGATAGCAGAACACGTCTTACCAACTCCTACACCATGATATAGTAGCATACCATTATAAGGAGTATTGGGAGACATGAATTGTGAGACAAACTTCTGTGCAGAAGTATATTCAAATTCTTCGACGTCACAGACATTTTGTTCCAGGCTTTTATCTGTAATTTTGGTCTGCATGGTTTCTCTGAATTCTCGTTTCTTCAAAAGTTTCTTTAAAAAGGCTTCGTCTGAAATTTCTGGATAAATAGATCCATATTCTTCTCTCTTATCCTTGTCCAATTCTCGTATAGTATTATTCTTAACTGAGGTGGCATATATCTTGAACTCCTCCAAAAGTTTATCTTGCTCCGAAGAATCGTCGCGATCGGTCCGTTGGCCCTTGAACCGTTCCTGATTTAATTCTGTAGACATACTGTCCCTGCTGCTCTTCACTGTCATTTTCATTTAGAGGTTTTCCATACAGTTCAACTTTGATAACAGGCAAATATGTTCTTAAAAGAGAAGAAAGCTGAAATAATATGGATCGTTTCTCAATATTCTCAGGTCTAAGAAGTTGAATAGCTTCATCAATATTTTTCCATGCTAAATTGCCGATTTCACGAGACATCTCAGGATTAAGAGCATTAAATGTTATATTACGATCACCAATATACTGTGCAATGTAATATGAATGTCTATAGTGTATTCCATTTGATCCGTAGAATTGTTCGATAAAGGGTGAAATATTCGTAGCCTTTAGAACTTCGTGTTCAGTTATACTTGTTTCTTCTTCAAGTTCACGGAAGGCACATTGAATATCTAGTTCATGAGGATCTCTACGACCCTTAGGAAACCCCCATTCAGGTGTCTTGTATATAACAGCTTCTTGCCGGAGCAGGTCATTCAATGTGTACCGCTCACCTGATGGTAACTCAACACCTGCTCTAAGCTCGGCAAGTTTTTGCTTTGATGTAATACGGTCGTGTGCATATCGCTTTGAAGACTCGGCATCTGAACCCCAAAGTAAATGCCAGATATCCTCGAAATCCATTGTCTCCAATTTCTTCCGTTCTTCTTCAGTCATACCTCTCAATTGCTTCTTGATATAGTCTGGTTCATTCACCTTGTATTTTCCTCTCATAATATCCATAAAGCCGAGTGAATCTTTGCGTTGTATCATTAATACTTGTGCCATTAGTTGAGAAGAAGATGACCATATTTCTGTCTGTCCTACCCAGCGAAAGACAAGAACACCATAGCTTGAAACTGGCTCAGTACAGAAGCGAAATGTGTGTCCGGTTAAACCACAGTTAGAGCATGTATGTGTTTGTTTATTTTGGTAAAAGGTAGCCATAATTACTATATAGTGGCAAATGCGTCTTAGGTGGCAGGCAAACGTGTCTAAGCATATAATAGATAGGAATGCATATTCCACCTGAAGTTTGGGGACCATTTTTCTGGCACACAATTCACATTGGAGCTTTGGGATATCCTCAACAGCCTACTTACTCAGATAAGAAGGCTATGCGGGAATTTATTGAGTCTTTACAAACAATTATACCATGCCCAATCTGTAGAACTCATTACGTCAGCCACTTGGCTAAGATACCTGTAACGGCATCTCTAGATACTAGAGCAGACTTGTTCAGATGGACTGTCGACTTACACAATGAGGTCAATGTAATGTTAGGTAAGCGTAAGTACACTGAAACAGAGGTCATCCAGTTCTACACTAGACTTGGGGCTCGTGGAAAGACACCAGTTATAGGTGCAGATGACTTCATGGAAGCTGATAATCAAGCAATGTTGAAGGGTCTTGGTGTAGGTCTTGTGGTAGCAGGAGTAATAGGAGGTGTTCTATGGTATAATTTGCCTCGTAATAATAGTTAGAATGACTGGTTGCGTAGAAATTAAAACAAGTAAGTACCAAACTAGAAAATCCCCTGCATATCATGCAAAGGATTGTAAAGATCTTACTAAAAAAGGAAAAGACGGCAATTATATTTCAAAGAAAGATGCCAGAGGGATATATAAATGGGTGAAGATAAATGCCACTAGAAAGATGCAAGGAAAGCACTATGATATTCATGATAATGGAAATAGACCTTTCCGTGTTGTGGTGAGTGACCACGGCGCTAAAGATAAAAAAGTAGCCATTTACAAGGATACAAATACTAACTGGAATAATCCTGCAGATTACAGCAAACTCATAAAAGAGCTTACGGTAAAAGAAGTATATGTAGGAAAGAGCACAGGTAACGCAGCAGGAGCTGACCATAGACCAGATCAGGCTGATTTTTTCAAGGGAAATTCCATCTTACTCCATATTTCATCGAACAAATATATATACGTGGGAACAAGTATCTATGAATTTCAGATGGATGATAATGTTGATCAGTATTTCTCTATGGTTGGCAGGAACGACGTTCCTTATCCAGTTTTACTAGGAACTGAGAATGTCTATTTTATGCTTGAAGATGACCATTGTTATTTGCCGAGAGACATGTTACCAGCCGACCTTACAAAGGCCCAGTGGGAAGATTGTTATACGTATTTCTATGGATGGAGAAATCCAGTTGATGGCCAACCGAGAACTGATCAGGAAAGAAAGAAGGATAATTTAGAACAATACGCTAAGAAAATGAAGGGATATCATTTGATACAGAAGAGGGAATTCTAAAACAAGGCACGTCTTGTTCCATTATTATTCTTATTCTTCTTCGTATTATTGTTTTTCTTGGGAGTTACAGGAGGCAGAGCAGCTAATTTAGCTCTTTGTTCCATGTAAAGTTTTCTAGCCGCGTTTCTCTTTGTTTGAGCATTCTTTCTATAATTGTAACCAGTGCGCGTGTTTATTAATAAGGCAGTCTCATTAATATTTGGTTCATAGTTTTTAGATCTTTTTGAAGGAATGTTCAGGCCGTATTCATTAATTTCTCTACGATTGTTTTTCGTTAGACGGGCCTTTGGTATTCTATATTTCTCAATGGCAGGAGGTTCCATTTCTATTCTTACGCATTAAATTATCTTGTGAATTTAGATGAGTGCCCCAGAGGAAGATTTATTCAATGGGTTACAGATGCCGAAGGAACCTGCAAAGGAACCAAAGCTAAAGGCAAAGGAAATTGTTCTTAAACAAAAAATGACTGACGACCAAATCAAAGCAAGAGAAGGAACATACTTTAGTGAAAAAGATGTAGATGAAATTATTGATGAAGATGCTGATGTATACGCAGAAGACCCGGATGCCCCTGGAGGTAAGAAACTCTTGTTCAAACTAAGAAAAAATGTAATTCCTCACGATGTAATCAAGTTGGCGTGGAAGAATTTTTACAAGTCAGCAAATGCTTCTAGAAATCGTGGAGCAGCTGCGGGACCCATTGACGTGAAATCGAAATACTGGACAAGACGTAAGTTGAACAAGAAATCCATTAAGGGATGGTCTGCTCAGTACATGGAAAACGGCAAATTAAGTAAGATGCGTGTAAACAATAACGTATTCTCCTCTGTTCTAGGGTATTTCGAGAAGACACCCTTCATGGGACTTCCTTGTCGTTTAACAAGTTACACACAACTCTATTTTAATCAGTACAAGGCTGGAACACCTTATATTGAAGCCATCGATGATCTCTTTAAAAAGCTGGTACCAGATCGTTACGCGGTTCAATACAAAAGAGCCAAGGGAAATCCTGCTTTCCAGATTGCAGATACCTCTTTCTCATCTGTTACCATTAATCGTAATTTTCGCACGGGACTTCACCAGGATGCTGGAGATTTAAGAGAGGGTTTTGGCAATCTATCTGTCATTGAACGTGGCAAGTATTCTGGAGGTTATACGATTTTCCCAAGATACAAGGTAGGAATTAATTTGAGAACAGGTGATTTTGTAGCCATGGATGTTCACGAGTGGCACTGTAACACGGAATTAAAGGAAGACAGTGAGGACAAGAAGTTCAATTCATCTATTCCAGAGATCTACAGAAATGACAAGGAAACTGGAACCCAAGGGATTGACAAATTATATAGCAGAGTTTCCTTTGTCTGTTATCTGAGAGAGAAGTTAGCAGATTGTAAGGCGAAAGACTCGTTACCTTATTATAAGCGTATTGGCTACAATCCCAAGAATAATACATTAAGTAAACCAAAGAAATCACAAACAAGAAAGAAGTCTCTAGAGTAGTATGAACGCAAGTCGGGCTGATAAGATAACAAACGTTCTTAAAAATGTTACAAATTTAGGAAAGAGTATTAAAACAGCAACTGGACTAAAACCAGTAATTGGACCTAATGCTCCAGATGCAATTGGACAACCAGTTCAAGGCTCAGGATTTGTTCGTATCTTGATGTATGTAGTAGCAGGTTTATTATTAATTGGAATTATACTACTTGCTGTTGACCAATGGGTAACACCAATATTTCAGAAATCACCAGGAGCACCAGGGTTTATACCAGTACCCGGCACAGATACGTCTGAATATTACTGGCCAAAGGCTGCTGCTGTAAGAGATATCTTAATAGGCACCCCACCACCATCGGCCTCGGCAAATGGTCAAACACCCCCTCTTTCTACAATTGTCCTCGAAGGCCAATCATCTTATAGTATAACAATGGACGTAATGATTATTGATGAATACCCTCAAGACTTAGGTACAGGACAAAATCAGCGTATCTTCTTTACGATGTCTCAGACAGTGGATAATCCTAGTTTGCGTGTTTCATTAGATAATGAGAAGAATACAGTTATAATAACATGTTTTGATGCAGATGGTCTACAGCAGTCTGTAAAGATAGACAATGTGCCCATTCATGCTCCTTTCCGCATTGGCTTAACAATGACACCGCATTTGATGGAAGGATATTTGAATGGCCTCTTAGTTCAGACGAGACAATTGAATTCTGTACCAAAGCCTCCAACTACGGGTGATAAGATCTTTGCACCTGCTAATATACGCATTAACGGTAAGGTTATGTCAAGAGGCATTGGTGTGCTCAATGTCAGATGCTTTGGATATCAGGTTCCTTCTTCAGAAATGAGAGGGCGCATGGATGATTTATCAGAAAAGCCATCTTTCAAGTTAGTTACGATAAGTTATTAAAAAATTAAGAACTACAATGTAGATATGACATCTATAGTAAAACATCACTCAAAGGTTTATTTTACCTTTGGGCGATTTCAACCTCCAACTATTGGTCACAAGGTATTGATAGATAAACTATCTGAATTAGCTACCAGCGAAGACGCAGATGCCTTTGTATTTGTATCAAGTAAACAAAATGATATGGAAAAATACAAGAGAACAAGGGCATATAGAGAAATGAAACTTTCAGGTCACTTTATATCTACAGATTTAAATGAAAACCCATTACCAGTTGGAACAAAGGTTGAAATCTTAAACAAAATGTATCCTTCTAGTGGTGTCACATTCGTAGATACTACTGTCGAGGGGTGTCCCCAGCTTTTTAATGTTGTAGATAAATTGCGTTCAGCAGGGTATGAAGATATTACCATGGGCGTTGGATCAGATAGAGTTGCAACCTTTGAAAAGGTATTCAAGGATAGCTTGAAAGTAGTTTCTCTAGGAGAGAGAACGGTAAATGCGGCCAATATGAGTGCTAAGGCAATGTCTGGGACCAAGATGAGAGAGGCTGCTATTTCTGGTAACAAGGAGGCATTCTTATCTGGTGTCATGATTGGCGATATGACACGAGAAGATGGATTGAGGCTAATGAATATGATACGTCTATCTCTTGACTATCAAGCGATTGCAGAGGGTGGTAAGACAAGAAAAATTAAAATTAAGCACAGGCGTAGAGCAAAGACATACAGGTTACGCGATGATGAAAAATTTGAAATCTAATTATCGAGTACTTATAGTAATGAGCGGAAAAATTATTCGATGTGAAGAAAATATAAGATATACAATCACACATCCAGATTGGATATGTGAATGGATATTACCCTTCGATAAAACAGAACCTATTAAACGGTCCTTTGTATTAAATCACAACGTGGATCCACTGGATCCTTCTAAATCTGACTATATCATAAAACTCATACCCGGATTATTTACAGATGTTCAGCGTGTAATAAAGGGGTGGATTGAGGCGGGTGATGTGAATGCAACGCTACTATTATTGAATGAAAATAAGCCTTCTTTCATAACCTATGCTGAACATACTATTGGCTTAAAAATAATTACATGATAAGATATATAATGGAGGAAGTTACACTTACACGTACATACGGTGATTTTACCTTTACCTTTACCTTTCATTTTGATTTTGATGACTATGA